GCTGCGGACGATCCAGGCCGACGTGGCAGCCCTGGACCCCGCCGATCTTGCCGAGCCGGGCCAGGTTGTGGGGCTGATCGCGTCCCCGCCCTGCCAGGCGTGGTCGATGGCCGGCCGCCGGGGGGGGCATCGTGACCAGCCGCTGGTGCTCCAGTGCATCCGGGACTTGGCGGCCGGCGCGGATACGCGGCAGGCGACCGTCCCGTGGCTTGGCGACCCGCGTTCGCTGCTTGTCGTCGAGCCGCTGCGCTGGGCGCTCGCGCTGGAGCCCGAGTGGGTCGCGCTCGAGCAGGTCCCGCCAGCGCTGGGGCTGTGGCAGATGATCGCCGAGGTGCTGGTCGCGCGCGGCTGGTGGGCCTGGTCGGGGGTGCTCGAGGCGGAGCGGTACGGGGTGCCGCAGACGCGGGAGCGGGCGTTCCTGTTGGCCTCGCGGGTCGGGCCGGTGGAGCCACCACAGCCGACCCACCAGAGGTACGTCCCGGGCGAGCCGCAGCGTCACGAGGTCACGCTGGACGGGGAGCTGCTGCCGTGGGTGAGCATGGCCGAAGCGCTCGGCTGGGATCTGGGCGACAGGGTGGGCTGGCAGCGGGGCCGTGGGATGGCGGCCCGTCACGGCGAGCGGCGCGAGCGGCACGGCGGCGAGCCCGCGTTCACCATCCGGGCCGGGGTGAGGGGCAGCGGCCCCACGCTTGTTCGCAGGCCGGCCGCCGGCTGGCTTTGGGACCGCCGCCAGGTCGGCGGTGACGGCACCCCGGTCGGGCCGCGGCCCGCGACCGCGCCGGCCCCCACCCTCACCGCCCAGGGGCTGGCGAAGGGCCGGGACGTGTGGCGGCAGCGTCCGGCGACCACGGTCGCGGGAGACCCGCGGATCGCCCCGCCGGGCCATCACGACCGGCAGATACGGGACGCGACCCGTGTCACCGTTGAGGAAGCGGCGATCCTCCAGACCTTCCCGCCCGGCTACCCGTGGAGGGGCAGCCGGTCGAAGCAGTACGAGCAGGTCGGCAACGCCGTCCCGCCACGGCTGGCACTCGCGGTCCTCGGCCAGCTCGTCCACCAGACGGCGGAAGCGAGGCTGGCGGCATGACCACTGGCGGCGAGCGCCCGGTGCGTCTGCACGTGCTCGAGCACGGCGAGGACGAGATCGTGGTGACCGCCGACCAAGAGCGTCTGCTGCGGATCGACGTGGCGGAGGCGCTGTTGTTGGCGGACGAGATCACGGTGGTGGCGGAGCGGATGCGGCGCAGGACGCAGCGGAGGATGGCGGCGTGAGCGAGTACGTCGAAGCTGCGTTGGGGAACGCTGCCCGGGCGTGGGAGCGGATGCTGTCAGCCCTGCATCCGGAGCGTGCGTGGGTCGTCAGGGTCGTCGATCCAGATCGGCTGGATCGGCATCGGCCCACCGCCGCCCTTGTACGGCCTGACCAGCCCGACGCCATGTGCGACGATCCGTACCCGCTGCGCCGGCGGCAGCAGAACCCCCCGTCCCGCTTTGCGGACGAGGACCGCCTCGATGAGGTGGCGTAGCAGGTGGTTACGCTGCTCTACAGTCAGGGTTGGCCAGCGTTCGATGATGTCGCCGCTGACCGCGCCGGCGGGCGCTGCGGCTATCAGCCTCGCCAACCGCGCGCGCGCCGTGTCCACCCTCTGGCGGCGGAGCTTCGCCCCGGCGGCGAACGCTTCGGGGCCGATGTCGGCGGCCGACACGGCCTCAAGGTAGGCGGCGAGTTCGGCCTCGGCCTCCCTGAGCGCCGCCCGCGCCTGCTTGAGGGCGCGGTCGTCGTGCGTGGAACTGGCCTGGAGCCGGGCGAGGGCGGCCAAGGCGATCGGCTCAACGTGCTCGTCGAGCCGGCGCATGGTGATCGACGCCGGCGCCGGGCAGCGTCCGGCCGAGTGCCAGCCGTGGCAGGCGTAGACGACCGCGCGCTTCTGGTCGCTGCGGCTCATCATGTGCCCGCACCCTGCGCACCGGACCAGCCCCGCCAGCAGCGCCAGCCTCCCGCTCCTCGGCGGCCGTGCGACCGTGGTTCGCTGAGCTGCATGCCAGATCTCGGCGTCGACGAGCGGCGGGTGCGCTCTGGGGTTGATGTGCCTGCCGACCCGCAGCTCGCCGAGGTAGACGCGGTTGGCGATCAGCCGCTGGGCGCCCGCGGCGGTCATCCCGAGCATGCGGGCGAGCTCGGACCAGCTCGCGCCGGCCAGGCGCGCCGCGTAGGCTCGGCGCACGAGCGGCGCGTCCCTGTCGGGGACGAGCCGGCGCGTTCTGGGGTCGCGCCGGTAGCCGCGCGGGGTCTGTCGCCGCTGCCAGATCCCGGCCTTGGTGGCCTCGGCGCGCAACGCCTCGAAGCGTTCTCGGTGCAGGTCGAGTTCGTGCTCGGCGATCGCGGCGAGCATGGTGCGGGTGAGCCGCCCGGCCGGGGTCGTGGTGTCGATGTTCTCGGCGACCGCGTGGATCTCACCGCCGGCCCGCTCGATGCGGTCCCACAGCTCGAGCATGTGCCGGACACTGCGGCCGGCCCGGGAGAGGTAGGCGACGACGAGGCCTCGGTACTCGCCGGCTTCGATGCGGCGGACGGCGTCGGTGAGGATGGGCCGGTCGGCGCGGCCGCCGGACTCGTCGAGTTCGGGGGGCAGGAGGATGACGGGTTCGCCGCGCCGGCGGGCCCAGTCCTTGATGGCTTGGGCTTGGTCCGTGGGGCTGCGGAATCTGTCGCCGGTTCGGCCGCCGACGTGGCTGACGCGGATGTAGCCTGCCCACGGCTTCACGGCCGGGAGTGTACACGGCGAAGAAGATCCCGTATCATGACGGGGAAGCCTCGCCGTGAATCGGCGCGACTGCCGATCGCCCGGGGCACGGCCACCGAGAGGGTGCGGAGGCGGCGCGGTGACGGCTGGGCTGTCGTGCGTGAAAACGAGCATCGAGAGGAGATCAGGATGGCTGAGACCTCGTTCGAGGTCGAGGAGATCGCGGTGGCCGCGCATGAAGGTCTGGACGAACGAGGCGCCCCCGAGCAACCGAGGAGACGAGAGCTGATGAGCAACGAGATGCTGCCGAACGTGATCAAGGGCCGTATCTGGCTGGGCGACCTGGAGGACCCGCTGAACCGCGACCCCGTGCTCAGCGATCAGGCGGCGAACCTCAAGGTCGAGGAGTCCGACGTGGACGAGATCGACCTCCACGCGACCCTGCCCGTCCACGAGAACGCGCTGGTGACGCTGTCGATGACGCGCGAGCAGGCCCGGCAGGTCGGGACGCACCTGATCAACGCGGCGAATCAGGATGGCTGAGACGCACACGCGCGAGCGCTACCCGAGGGTCGCTGGCCGCTGTCCGGCGTGCCACCGCGAGTCGCTGCGGCTCTACGATGGCGGCCACGTCGGGTGCTCGCACTTGGGGTGCCCGGACCCGTCGGCGGCAGGTAACCGCCTGGCTGTCGGGCCGGTGCAGGACACGTCCACGCCCCCGGAGGGCACGGACACGCGCGAGGCGCTGACGAGGGCCGCCCACCTGATGCGCGAGCCCACCTCGTTCACGGCCGAGGAGATCGCGGTGGATCTGGCCGAGGCGATGGACGAGGTGCGGCGCGAGCCGCGCACGTCCCTGTGGCGCTCGTTTTGGGACCGGCTGACCGAGGGTGGCGAGGCGCCGGGCTGGCCGTTCGAGGACGAGGAGCCGGTGCATCTTGTCGCCGCGCCGTCGCCCACGGACGACCGCGAGTGGGAGGCGCTGCGCGACCTCGCCGGACGCACCGCACGTCACCTCCGCACCCTCCCGGAGCAGACGGAGGGCAGGGACGTGGCGCTTGCGGCTGAGCTGGAGCGGGCTGCTGCCGGCTCCCTCGCGGCGTCCCCGTCCCCCACGGCCGGGGAGGGGCGGCCGCCACGCGACGCGACGGACCCGCTCCCGCAGGGCCGTTGGCTGATCGATGTCTGCGTGGAGTGCGGCGGCGCGGTCTGCGTCACGGACCCGCCACACCGGCGGGAGCACCAGTCCGGGGTGTGCAGAGGGTTCGGGTGCGGCGGGCTCCGAACCGTCGAGGTGATGCCGGTCCCTGGTGCACGGGAGGAGGAGCGGTGAGCGCGGACACGACGTTCTCCGCGCTGTTCGCCGCCGGCTTCAACGGCGGCCTGCCCGAGCCGGACACCGCCCCGGGCCCGTGCGAGCTGTGCGGCCACGTCGCGCCCCGGCACAGGTGGAGGCCCGGCGGCAACTGGTCCGCCTACGACCAGCACGCCTTCCCCGGCGAGGGGGCGCTCTGCCCGGGCTGTCATCTCCTCGTCACGGGCCGCTGCCCCGATCTCGGGCCGAGCGGCAAGCCGATGAGGTGGACGCTGCTGTCGCTGGCGACCGACGGCCGCCGCTCCATGTGGGCGACGAAGGCGCACAAGCGCAGGATCGCCGGCTGGCTGCGTGACCCCGATCTGGCGGTGTCGGTCGCGGACGGCGGCAAGAAGCACATCGCGTTCAGGGCGCCGACGCCCAGGGCTGGCTACATGTGCGCGGCGATCGACGCGCAGGACGCGACCGTCCCGATGCCCGTCTGGGTCGAGCTTGCCGACGCCGTCGAGACCGCCTACCGGCGGGGGGTGCCGAAGTCGACGCTCGAGACCGGCCGGCTCGACGCGACCGCCTACAACCGGCTCGGCGTCGCCGACGCGGACGCTCTGCAAACCCTGCTCGACCGGCATCGGTCGAGCCCAACCCTGCGACTCGCCGTCTGGGTCGCCCAACACGAGGAGTGAGCGACTAGCCATGTCTGTCACGCCGACCCCGGCGCTCGACCAGGTCGAGCAGCGCGCGCTCGATGTGGCGCGCGCCACCTACGAGGCGGTTCGTCGCGCCGACGTGCTCGACAGCCGCGACCACTGGGACCGGTTCGCGAACCGGCTCCAGTCGGCCGCCTACGCCCCCGACGGCGGCGAGTACCTCGCCCAGGTCGCCCGCCGATTCAGGATCCCCCACACGCCCGGTGACGCGTTCCTGTTCCTGCTGTCGCTGCCGGAGAGCGAGCAGCGGGAGGTGCTGCGGGTCGTCCGCCGCCGGAGCAACGCCCTGTCCGTCCTCGTGCGCTCCGAGCGTGACGCCGCGCGCAACGCCAGAAGGGAGAGCTGACCGTGCTGACCGTCCTGCCTGACAGGCACATCAAGGTGCCGTCGGTGATCACCGTCACCAGCCCGCTGATCCACTCGGACGAGAAGGTGGAGATCATGCAGCGGTTCCGCCGCGAGCCGATCGTCACCGGCGACGGGGAGATCCTCGACGTGCCCATCTACAGCGGTAACGCGATTCGGGGGATGCTGCGGCGGGCGGCGGCGCTGCGCCTCTGCGACCTGCTCGGGGTCCAGGACCGGGAGCTGCCGTCCAGGAGCTTCTACCTGCTGTTCTCCGGCGGCTACCTCGAGGGCAGCGACTACGCGCACCGGGTGGACGACCTGATGGAGCTGCGCAGCACCCTGCCGATCCTGGAGCTGTTCGGCTGCTCCTTCGGCGCCCGCGTGCTGGGCGGCCGGCTGGAGGTGTGGCGCGGCGAGCCCGTCTGCCGGGAGATGCAGGACCTGCCCGGCCACGCCGGCCACCCCGCCTACGAGACCGGCCCGGTCCACTCGGTGTTCGACCTGCTCACCGAGGTCTCCTACTCGCGCCGTGACGACCGGACCGACATGCTCGAGGGTGAGTCGAGCGATGTGCAGATGCGCTACCAGTTCGAGGCGCTGATCCCCGGCACCCGGCTGCTGCACGGGCTGGTGCTCCAGTCCCGCAACCCGGTCCTGGCCGGCTGCCTCGCGGACGCGATCGCCACCTGCTCGGAGTGGCAGAAGCTCGGTGGCCGGGGGGCGATCGGCCACGGCCGGTTCCGTTGGGACCTCGAGCAGTGGGCCAGGACCCAGACCGACGCGATCGACGCCTACCAGCAGCACGTGGTCGAGCATGCGGACCGGGCCCGCGACTTCCTCGCGGTCAGGAAGCCGGCGCAGGGGGCGTTGGTGTGAGCGTCAGGGAGGGGTCGCCGCTGGTGATCCGCTGCTACACCGGCGCCCCTGTCGCCGGCCCCAACCCGTACGTGCACCTGGACGCGCTGCTGGCGTGGGCGGTCGTGCTGCTGCGCGGCCCCCGGCCGATCATCGGCCACACGTCGTCCGACCCGCTGGAGAGGGTGTCGCTGCCGCTGCGGCGGGAGGGCGGGATGTGGGCGTGCTCGTGCCTGTGGCCGGCCGGGGTTGATGACCCGGTGCGGGCGGAGACGCGGTGGCGGCTGCGCCCGGCGCTGGAGTACGACTTCCTGATCGCCGACCGGCAGGTCGCGGTCGGGCACGGGCCGCGCCGCTCGCACGACGAGGCGCTGACGCTGTGGCCGTACCGGGTGTGGGAGGCCCGCGCCGAAGGCCAAGCGAGCGACCTGAGGAAGCTGCTGCGGCAGGTGACAGCGATCGGGAAGAAGCGCAGCCAGGGGTACGGGCAGGTCGTGCGGTGGGAGATCGAGCACGACGACAGCGGCTACAGGTGGCGGTCGTGGGGCGGGATCGCCCGCCGGCCGATCCCGCACCCGCACGGCCGGCCGACCGGGGTCGACCCGCCGCAGTGGTACCGGCCGTGGTGGCGGCCGGCGATCGAGCCGGGCGCTCCGCTGCTGGAGGCCGCCTAGTGATGCTCGCGGTCCAGCTGGCGGCGCTCCAGTCCGAGCTCGAACGGCTCGAGGGCAGGGCGGTCCTGGCCTGGTCGGCGGGGAAGGACTCGACCGCGCTGCTCGCCGTCGCGGCCGAGGTGTGGAGAAGCGGGGTGGTCGTGCTCGGCTCGCACGGCGAGGACGGCTACCCCGGCACCCCGCAGCTGCTGGAGCAGTGGCGGGATCGGGCGCCGCACCTCACCTTCGAGGTGCTGTCCTGGTCGGGCCACCTGAGGGATCTGCGCGACGGCGGCGGCCGCCGTGTCGCCAGGCTCGTCGCCGCCCGTGAGCGGCACGACCGGCACCTGATGCGCGACCTGCTCGCCCGGCACGGGGTCGACAAGCAGATCTTGGCGATCCGGTCGGCCGAGTCGGTCACCCGGCAGCGGCGCGGGAAGATGTACGCCCGCCACCGCAACCAGTACGTCGCCGGCAGGGACTGGGGGAGGCCGCTGATCTGCCTGCCGATGCTCCACTGGACCGAGCAGGACGTGCTCGACACGATCACGCTCTACAGGGCGCCGGTGCATCCGCTCTACCGGCTGGCGGGCTGGCAGGAGCGGTCGCACCCGTGCCTGTTCATGCCCGGCGGCGGGCTGAACCAGCGGGCGCCGTGGGCGCAGCCGGGCCCGGTCCACTTCCCCGACTGGTGGGAGGAGCGCTGCGCGGTGACCCCGGGCCTCGCGGCGTTCACCGACCCGCCGCAGAGCGTGCTCGGCGACATGGTGAACGCCCGATGAGCGGCGCCCAGTGGCGCTACCCACAGCTCAGGGACCCGAGCTGGCTGACCGCCAGGTACACGGTCGAGGGCCGGCCGATCGCCGAGATCGCCGGCCAGCTCGGCTGCTCCCCGAGCCGGGTCAAGCAGGCGCTGCACAGCCATGGCATCCCGACCCGGCCGCAGGCCCTGCGGGGTCGCTGACGACCACGCGGCGCTCAAGGAGGCAGCGTGACCGGGAGGCTGCGAGCGGTGATGATCTCCGTCCCCGAGCGGCGGCGCGAACGCGAACTCACGCTCAAGGGGCTCGCGGCCGCCGGCATCTCACCGGAGGTGAGCGTCCAGCACGACCCGGAGCGGTCCAACCACGCGCACGTCCGCCACTGCCTCGCCGCGATCGACGGCCGCGGCCCCGTGCTGCTGCTCGAGGACGACCTGCTCATCGACGAGGCCACGATGAGCCCTGCCGTCGAGGCCGCTGCTGTCATGGCCGAGGAGGCCGACACGGCCTGTTGGCTGTACCTGCCCGGCGACCGCCACTACCCGGCGCGCCTCTCGCCGTCGGCGTGGGCGAAGAGGCCGGTGGTGTTCCCGCTCATCGCCGCGAGGCGGCTGATCGGCAGCCTGGCCGTCGTGATCTCGCACCGCGTCACTAGCGAACTCGCCACGGTCAAGGACCCGCAGGGCGGGTTCGACGTCGTGCTGCGCGACCACCTGATCGCTCGCGGACGGCCTCTGCTGGGCGTGGCGCCGAACCCGGTGCAGCACCAGACGGGCCGGTCCACGATCCCGCGGCACACCCCGCACCGGGCCGCCCGTTCCACCACCTTCCCCGGCCAGACACGGGAGATGAGGGAGGCGGCGTGAGCCTCGAGCGCCTGTTCCGGGCCGCCCACGCCCGCGGCCTCGACGTCCTGCTCGAACACCCCGGCCGCCGCTTCCGCCTCGCCGTCCAGACCACCAGACAGCGGCTGCGGGACGGCGCCGCCTGGTACCGGGCGTTCGTCGGACTCCGCGAGATCAGCGGGTCGCGCGTCGACACAGCCGCCGCCACCCTCGCCGACGAACTTGAACGGGCACCGACAAGAAGGGGAGAATCCAGAGCATGAGCGATCAACAGCACGAGGCAGCGATCACCAGAGTCCACGTCGAGCGCCTGCACGAGGCCGACAAGACCGTCAGCGCCCGCGTGACGCTCGGGGCGCACATGCCACGTCGCGCAGCACGCTACCTCGCAGACACTCTCGACGAGGTGCTTCGGCACCGGACGCAGAGGGACCCTGAAGGCACGATCCGCGCCGAGGTGAACTGGGAAGACGGAGGCCCCGTCACGATCACGCTCACGATGGCCGAGGGCCACTTCGACCGAGATCCGAGGGGCATCCGATCCATCGTCGAGGGCGAGATCCGCGCGGCGCTCCGTAGGGACCGCGCCGACGCAGAGTGGGAGTCCAGGCAGCTCGGGTGGGCTCAGGACCTCTGCAGCCTGGTGGTGCGGCCATGAGGTGCCGCTGACCCCATGGCATCCCAGGACCCCGATCACGTCATGAAGCCCGCCGACAGCACCGCAGGTCATGAGCCGGAGGTGGAGCCGCCGATTGACCCGAGGTGGTGCGGGGCGGTCAAGCGTGACGGGTCGGGCAGACGCTGCCGGCTCCCAGCCGGGCACGGCACCCCGCACAGAACCGGGCCGTGCAAGCGGCACGGCGGCGCGACGCGCAACCATGTCGCCCGCGCGCAGCGGCTGGAGGCTGAGCGGGCCGCTCGCGTCTACGGGCTGCCGGTCAGAGTCGACCCGCGCGACGCGCTGCTCGAGGAGCTGTGGCGCGCGCATGGGATCGTGCGGTGGCTCGCCGGCGAGGTCGCCGAGCTCGACCGCGGCGAGCTGTTCGGGCCGGTCGGCGGCGGCGGGGACTCCTACCCGCGCGTCGAGCCGCATGTGCTGACGCGGATGCTGGGGGAGGAGCGCGACCGGCTGCGGGCGGTGGCGAAGACCTGCCATGACGTCGGGATCGAGGAGCGTCAGCAGCGGCTGGCCGAGCAGATGGGCGGCATGCTCGCCGTCACGATCGGCGCGATCCTGGACGAGCTTGGGGTGCGGAACGATCCGCGGGCGCCGGAGGTCGTGCGCCGGCACCTGGCGGCGCTGGAGCAGGGCGGCGAGGCGATCGAGGGACGGGAGGCGGCGTGACCGCGCAGGAGGCCGCGAGTTTTGGACGGGAGGCGGCGTGACCGCGGTTGCAAAACCCCCTGCAAAACTCGCGGCCTCCTGCTTGAGCGGCCACTCGGTCAGCATGGGAGAATGTGGGGGTCAATGTTGCCCCCGCGCCGCTGCAACGGCCGGGGGCGTGGCCGACCCCCCAAGCGGCCCGGCGGGGGGTGCGATGACCGCCCTCGCCCCGCGGGGCACCGCCCAGGCCGTCGTCGACCTGCTGTGGCCCAGACCTGACCCGTACCAGGACGACCCGGTCGGCTGGTCGACCGCCCGTCGTGGCGCGCACCTGTGGTCCAAGCAGCGCGAGATCGCCGAGGCCGTCCGCGACCACCGCTACGTCGCGGTCCACGCCGCTCACGACATGGGCAAGTCGTGGATCGCCGCGAACATCATCGCCTGGTGGTGCGACGTCCACCCCCCCGACGAGGTGTTCGTCGTCTGGACCGCCCCCACCTACCCGCAGGTTGACGCGATCATCGGCCGCGAGCTGCGCGCCGCGATCCGCGACGCCGGCCTCGACGGCCGGCTGCGGCTGCTCGGCGACAACCGCCTCTTCCACGGTGAGCGGCTGATCGGGTACGGCCGCAAGCCCGCCGACCACGACCAGGCCGCATTCCAGGGTATCCACGCCAAGCACGTGCTCGTCGTGATCGATGAGGCGTGCGGTGTGCCGCGGGCGCTGTGGGACGCCGCCGACGCGCTCGTCACCAACGAGCACGCCCGGCTGCTCGCGATCGGCAACCCCGACGACCCCGAGAGCCACTTCGCCGCCGTCTGCAACCCCGAGTCCAGGGAGGGCAAGGGCTGGCACGTGATCGGCCTCGACGGGCTGGCGTCGCCGAACTTCACCGGGGAGCCGGTACCGGACGAGCTGCGGGCGCTGCTGCTGTCCCCGACGTGGGTGCAGGAGCGCAGGGAACGCTGGGGCGAGGACTCGGCGCTCTACCAGGCGAAGGTACGCGGCCGGTTCGCGGCGGGAGCGGAGAACGCGGTCATCCCCGGCTGGATCGTCGCCCGCGCCCGCCGGCTCGAGCACGGCGTCGACCCCAACCCGGACGGGCCGCTGGGCGGCGTCATCGCCGTCGACCCCGCCCGCGACGGGGCGGACATGACCGCCATCGTCGAGGCCTACCGGGGCGAGGTGAGGATCCTCGGTCTGCTCGCCGAGTCGGACACCGCCCGCGTCGTCGAGCACGTCGACCGGCTGCTCGGCGACCGGCCGGCGAACTGGAAGGCGGTCGTGGACGAGGACGGGCTCGGCGGCCCGATCGGCGACATGCTCCGGGCGCGCGGCCGCCGCGTCGTCGGGTTCCGCGGCGGCGTCAGAGCACGCCGCCCCGCCCGGTTCACCAACCGCAAGGCGGAGGCGTGGTGGACCGCCCGGGAAGCGCTCCGGGACGGCTTGTGGCGGCTGCCCGGCCCCGACGAGGGCGACCTCGCCGACGATCTGGCCGTCGACCTGTCCACCCCGAGGCATGAGCTCGACGCGGCGGGCCGGATCGCGGTTGAGAAGAAGCAGGACGTGCGCAAGCGGCTCGGCCGCTCCCCCGACCTGGGGGACGCGGTCGTGATGGCGATCACGACCACGCCGGACGAGCACCATGGCGGGGGAAGGCTGCGCAGCGGACGGGGGCGGGTGAGCGAGGCGCTGCGCATCCGGCACGACCCGAACGTCTGGTGACCACGGCCGGGCCGCCCGGCCTGGTGCTCACGCCGCCTGTCTGAGCCTCGCCGGGGCGGGCCACGCGATCGCGAGCCTCTCCCCCTCCGGCAGCCTCAACCGCCGGGCGAGCGCGTCCACGATCGCCCGCCGCGTCGACATGTTCGGCACGACCAGCCCCTGCTCGATCCGCCGGATGGTGCGGACGCTCACCCACGCGTAGGCGGCCAGCCGCTCCTGCGACAGCTGGGCCCGCTCGCGCGCCTCCCTCAGCGTCATCGACAGCACCATCGCCGGTGAGGATACCGGCCCGGTCGGACACCTGGCCGGCCTGATGGCCCCGCACCTGGCCGAAATCCTAGGCGCCGGGGGCTGGCGCACGGACGATCACGGGCGATGGCCAGCCTCGACCGCTCGTGGCACCACAACGGCCGCCCGCACCGGCGGCTGCGCCGTGGGCATCGCGGAGAGGACGTCCGCCGCTTCCAGCAGGGCCTGAACGCCCGGCTCGCCCGCGTGCCCGCCCATCTGCGCAGGCTCACGAGGCGCAGCATCACGGTGGACGGCGTCTTCGATGACGAGACGCTGGCAGCCTGGCGGGAGGTGCGCTGGGCGATCGGGCTGCCCGCCAAGCACCCGCCGACGGTCGCCGCCCAGCTCAACGTGCGGGCGCCGCACACCCGCACCCCCGCCGCCGTCCTGCGCGCCAAGCAGCGGCGCCGGCTGCGGCTGAACGAGACGGTCGCGTTCGACGGCACCCCGGTCTTCCGCGGGCACGCGCTGATGCTCGAGGACGCCCGCCGCCACGGCTGGCAGGGGACGCTCACCAGCGCCGACCGGCGCAAGGGGGTCGCCGAGCGGTACGGCAAGCTCTCGCAGGCGGCGCTGTACGCGGCCTGGCTGGCCCGGCTGCCGTGGGCGAACCCGGCGAACCCGCCCGGCCGCTCGACGCACGAGCTCCGCTCCGACGCGGTTGCGTACCCGGGCCCGGTCGGCCGGCCGCTGGCGTGGTGGCAGCTCGGCCTCGACTGCACGGACGCCCCACGGCTGCGGACCGTGCTTGTCGGGCTCGGCTACGACGCCTTCCGCCCCTACGCCGACGGGCGGGAAGCCCACCACGTGAATCTGCGCAGCAGCCCGAAGCCGGTCCTGCAGCGGCGGGGGCTCGCATGACCCGCCGGGCCGCGATCGTCACGCTGCTGGCCGAGTTCTTCGCGTGCACGGCCGCGGTCCCCCCGGCCGCCGCCTCGACGGCGCCCGCCCACACCGGCGCGAGGGGCATCGCGCTCATCAAGCACTTCGAGGGCTACTACCCGGCCCGCTATCTGGACCCGGTCGGGGTGCCGACCCAGTGCTATGGGGCGACCGGTGTCGAGCTGCTGTCGTTGCCGCCGGTCGCGACCGAAGCCCAGTGCGACCAGCACCTGCGCCGCACCCTCGCCAGCCGCTACGAGCCGACCGTCCGCGCGCTCGACTTGCGCTCCCAGCACCGGTTCGACGCGATCGTCAGCTTCGTCTACAACGTCGGGACCGGCGGCGTCGCCGCCTCGACCGGCATCGGCCGCGCGCTCCGCGCCCGCCAATGGCGCCGCGCCGCCGACGAGCTGCTGCGCTGGACGAAGGCCGGCGGCCGCGTGCTGCCCGGCCTCGTCCGCCGCCGCCAGGCCGAACGCGAGCTGTTCCTGACCCCCGACCCGGCCCCGCAGATGGCCGGCTTCAGCAGGCTGGAGAGGACGCTGATCGGGCGCTTCGACCGCCGCCGCCAGGCGGGCAGGCCGGCGCCGGCTCTGCTGTGCCGCCGGCTGCGCGCCCAGGCCCGTCGTGTCCAGGTCGCCGCCCGCCGGTCCGGCTGGGACCAGCGGCGGCGTGCTGTCCGCTTCCGCGCCCTCCGCAGACGCGCCCTCGACAAGGAGATGTGCCGATGAGCCTCACCGTCTTCCTGCGCCACCTTGCCGCCGACATCGTCCGGCTGCGCGCCCCCGTCACTGCCGCGTCGCTCGTCGCCACGGTCGCCGCGCTGGTCGAGCCGTTCGGCCTGTCGTTGGGCGGGGAGACGACGGCGAAGGTGACTGCGGCGCTTGTCGCGATCGGCGTCATCTTCGCCTACATCACCGAGCTGGCCGGCGGGGTGGAGGTGGCGACGAACCCGGCGACCGTGCCGGACCCGACCAGCGACCGGGAGCGGCTGCCGCAGTGACCGCCGTCCATCTGGAGGGGGAGACGGCTAGGTGAGCGCGCTCGCCAGAGCCCCGACCAGGGAGCAAGGAACCGTCCGGCCGGACGTCGTCTGGTCGGGCCGCTGGAGGATACCCGGCTGGGGTGTCCTCCCGCCGCCCGACGAGCGCGTCCCGGCGCTGCAGTGGCCGAGGTCGCTGACCACCTATGCGGCGATGCTCGACGACCCGCGCGTCTGGGCGCTCTGGCAGCTCATCACCCTCCCGCCCCACCGCTACCGGGTCGCGCTCGTGCCCCGGGCGGCCGACCCGGAGGTGGCGGCGCTGCTGGCCGACGATCTCGACCTGCCGCTCGGCCGGATGGACGGGGAGCGGCTGGTGATCGAGCCGGCCCCCGACGAACGCGACCCGCTGCGCTTCAGCCACCGCCGGCACATGACCCGCGAGATGTGGGCGCTGCGCGACGGGCACGCGGTCTTCGAGATCGTCGGCGAGATCGACGAGCAGGGGCTGTGGCGGCTGAGGGACCTGGCGCCCCGGCCGGCGAGGACGCTGCGCGACTGGCACATCGACAAGCAGGGGCGGCTGCTGTGGATCGACCAGGACGTCGGCGAGTGGGAGCCGGCGAGGCTCCGCGCCGACCATCTCGTCGTCTACACGTGGGGCGGCGAGCCCGGCGACCCGCGCGGCCGGTCGATGCTGCGGCCGCTGTACAGGCCCTGGCTGGCGAAGGACATGATGGTCCGGATCGACGGGGTCAAGCAGGACCGCAACGCGATGGGCGTCCCGTGGGGGGAGGCGCCCGAGGGGGCGTCGAGGGCCGACATCGACCGGTTCAGCGAGCTGCTGTCGCGGCTCGCGGCCGGCGAGGACACGAACGTCGTCGTGCCGCACGGCGCCAGGTTCGGGCTCGCCGGCGTGTCGGGCTCGACCTCGTCGCCGATCGACTCCGCGCGCTTCCACAACGAGGAGATGGCGGTCGCGCTGGGCGGCCAGGTGCTGCAGACCGTCGGCCAGTCGTACGGCTCCCGCGCCCTGGCCGAGACGCACAAGAACCTGCTCGACATGTACCTGGACGTGCTCGTCAACTGGCGCTGCGACGTCCTCAACGAGCAGCTCGTCAAGCGCTGGGTCGCCTGGAACTTCGGGCCGGACGCGCCGTGCCCGAAGATCGTGTGGCAGCGCGACGAGCACGAGGACGGTGGCGGCCCGCTCGAGCGCGCCGAGCGAGCCGGGCTGGCGCTCCAGCGGATGGGGCTGGCGACGTACTACGGCATCGTGTCCGCCGACGAGGCCCGCGCGATATCCGGCCTGAACGAGCTGGAGGGCCCGCCGCCTCCGGCTGAACCTTCGGGCGCCGTTGAGAGGCTGGCGCCCGTCGCGGCGAACGGACGGCGGGGGCGTCTCTCGACCTCCGCTCCCACGCTGGGACGCGCCCGCCGTCCCGTCGCCGCCGCCGCCGACGTGCCGCTGCCGGACCGCAGGCTGCGCCGCCAGCCAACCAGGCTGGAGGAGCAGTCGAGAATCGACTTCGCCGAGCTCGAGCACGACTGGACCACCGTCCGTGACGCGGCCACGGTGCTGCTTGCCAGGTACCGGGAGGCGATCGCTGCCGCGATCGTCGACGCGATCGCCGAGATGGACACGGTCGAGCCTCTGACGCTCGCCGATGCTCTCGCCCCGGTCGCCGCCACCGCCGCCGCGAGCATGGACGTCGACAGGCTCGCCAGGCTCATGGACGAGGCCGCCACGGTCGGCGCCGGCCAGGTGGCGGGCGAGATCGCCCGCCAGGGCGGCAGCGTCGACATCGCCCCGCCGGACTATAGGGAGCGCGCCGGGCTGGAGGCGAGGGCGGCGGTCGCGAGGCTCGCTCGCGGGCTGGTCGAGACGGCGGTCAACGCCGCCACCGCCAGGGCCGCCCCGGGCGCCCCCGGCAGGGAGGTGGCCGCCACCGTCACCGACGCGATCGGCGAGCTGACCGACGCCCAGCCGCGCGACACCGCCGGCGGCATGGCGTCCCGGGCGATCAACGCCGGCCGCGCCCACGCGCTCGACGCCGCCCCCTACCGGCAGGTGTACGCGTCGGCGCTGCTGGACACCAACACCTGCCAGCCGTGCATCGACTGGGACGGCACCACCTGGGAGTCGCTCGACGAGGCGCTGCAGCAGTTCCCGGGCGGCGGCGGCAACCGCGACTGCCAGGGCGGCGCCCGCTGCCGGTGCGTCCTGGTCGGGGTGCTCGAGAGCGAGCAGGAGGTGGCTGCCTGATGGCCGAGCTGGTGCGCATCCCGGACGTGCCGATCTGCGCGACCGGCACCTACCGGCTCGCCCGCGGCGAGGCGACGTTCACCGAGGAGGACCTCGTCGCCGCGGTGGAGGCGCTGAGGGACCCGGCGGTCAAGGCGCCGCGGGTCAAGATCGACGGGCTGGCCGCCTCGTTCGACCCCGGCGCGCACGGGGGCGAGCCGGCGTTCGGCTGGGTCGACAACATGCGCGTCTCCGCGGACGGCCAGACGCTGCTCGGCGACTTCATGGTGCCCAGGTGGCTGGCCGAGACGATCGAGTGGGCGTACCCGTCCCGGTCGATCGAGGGCTACCAGTCGTGGCAGTCCCCGACCGGTAAGACGCATGACCTCGTCATCACCGCGGTGGCGCTGCTCGGCGTCGACCTGCCCGGCGTCGCGACGCTGCCCGACCTGAGCGAGGTGCTGGCCGACGGGCCGGCCGCCACACCGACGAAGGTGATTGCCCGGATGCCCGCACGCCCCGGCCGGATCGCTGCCGGCCTCGACCAGGACGTGGTGCGTCGCCGCTTCTACGAGGCGCTCGACGACGGCAGAATCGACGCGCCCGACGGCGTCGGGAGCCATTTGGACCTGTGGATCCGGTCGCTGCGCTTCGACGACCACGGGCACCCGTACTTGAAGGTGCAGGACGATGCCGCCGGCCGCCTGTACCGACTGGACTTCACCGTCAACGGCGACAGGGTCGCGTTCGGCGACTGGACGGAGGTGGTCGAGCAGGACGTGCCGATCACCGCCGCCGCCAGACGGCCTGCGCCCGCGTTGGCGGTGTGGACCTCCCGCGAGCAGTCGCGCGCGGGAGCCGTGTCAACAACGGCCGCCGCGTCCGCGGGGCCAGACTACCAGGAGGAGTCGACCATCATGGACGTCGACACCACGCTCCTGCGTCGGCACCTCGGTCTGCCCGAGGATGCGACCGAGGAGCAGATCCGGGCGGCGCTCGACACCGACCCGGCCAGCCAGAACCGGGACGTGACCGCCTCCGCCGACACGGACGGCGGCGAGTCCGCCCACCAGCCGACCGGCGATGAGCACGGCGGCGAGCCCGGGGAGGGCGCCGAGAGCGAGCCGCGGGAGCCGCTGCCGGTCGCAGCCCAGGCGGAGATCGCGAGGCTGTCGCGGGAGCTGGCGGAGCTGCGCGCCAGGGAGGCCGCCCGGGCCGAGCGCGAGACGATGGAGCGCCGGGACCGGATCGTCGCCGAGGCGATCCGCGAGGGGCGTATTGCCCCCGCCGACCGGGACCACTACCGCAGGCTGCTCGACGCCGACGAGGACACCGGGGTGGCGCTGCTGCAGGCGCGCGCCCGCGGGTCGGCGGTGCCGGTCGAGGCGGCCGGGGCGGGCGGCCAGCCGGTCGACGGCGAGGGCGGCATCAGCGAGGACGTCTACCGCGCCTACATGAGGGCCAACTACGGGATCGAGGTGAGCTGAGATGGCCGTGATCCACCTCTTCAAGCCCGGCGTGGACATCACGTGCCACGCCGCGGCGGATGTCGCCGAGGGCACGTTCGTCGCCGTCAGCGGCGAGCCGACCGACGGGAACCCGACCGTGCAGACGGCGAGCGCCGGCGTCCGGCCGCTCGGCGTGGCGGTCACGTCCCGCGCCAGGGGCGAGAAGCTGCTGGTGACCCGCGGCGGGGTGCTCGACGTCGCCGCCGAGTCGGCGATCAGCGCCGGTGACGAGGTCAGCGTCGGGTCGAGAGGCGGGGCCGTGAGGGCCACCGCGGTCGACTTCGACGGCAAGAGGGCCGCGACGGTCGTGGTGGGCATCGCGCTCACCGACGCCTCCGGCTCGGACACGGTCCAGGTCGCGCTCACGCTCGGCGCGTGAGCCAGGAGGAAGGAACGATGGCACCTAATCCATCCCAGTTCCCGCTCGGCGCGCCGACGACGAGCGGCACCGAGATCACCGTCGACCAGTGGCTGAACAGCCCGACGACGATCACTCGGGCGCTGGCCGACATGATCGTCCAGTCCGAGGACTTCTTCGTCGGCGAGGTGTTCGCGTCGATCGGCAACGTCTCCGGCGGCGCGATCCTCTACAACCCGGTGCTGGAGAACAACCTGTACGCCGACCGGGACGTGCAGGAGATCGAGCCTGGCGCCGAGTACCCGATCCTCACCTCGGACATCGGTGAGCCGAAGGTCGCGCGGGTCCGCAAGTTCGGCGGCAAGATCTACATCAGCGACGAGGCCAGGCAGCGCAACCGGATCGACATCTGGAACCGGGAGCAGATGAAGCTGGCCAACACGCTGGCGGCGCAGCTCAACGCGGTCGCGATGGCGGTCCTGGACGCGGCGATCGTCGACAGGGACAGGTCGACCGGCGGGGTGCGCACGGCGTCCGGCGGCTCCTGGGTCGACGCGACCAGGGTGAGGCTGGCCGACACCAACCCGGCGGCGACGCCGGCGGCGGACTTCGCGGCGGTCGTCAAGCGCGCCCGCGAGGAGAGGCAGGGCCTGCGGTTCGACACGCTGATCGTCAACCCGCAGGAGGCGATGCACCTCGACCTGATCTACGGCGAACGGCCGGGCGGGGTCGAGGGGGTGCTGTCCCGCTTCGGGATCAGGCGCATGTTCGTCAGCAGCTACCAGAGGGCGGGGCAGGCGAAGTTCGTCGCCGCCCGCCAGGTCGGGGTCGTCGGCACCGAGGCGCCGATGGGCACCGTCACCTACCGCGAGGAGGGCCGCGACGTCACGTGGGTCCAGTCGAGGGCCAAGCCGGTGATCGCGGTCGACAACCGGTGGGCGATCTGGGAGCTGACCGACCTCGACAGGTCCAGCAGCTAGCCATGGGGGAGGCGGCCGTGGCCCGGGTGAAGATCACGAGGATCGGCGACGGGACGACCGTCGCCGGCCGGCCGCGTGCGGCCGGCGAGGTCATCGTTGTCGACGCCCGTGTCGCGGCCGCTCTCGTCGCCGGCGGAGTCGCCGTCTACCTCGACGAGCAGGCGGAGTGCTGATGGCGCCGGCGTGGGCCCCAACCCCGGACCAGGTGGCGGCGCTGCTGCGCGCCTACACCCGTGGTGCGGAGACCGGCGCTGAGGTGCCGGCCGGCGAGCTCGGCAGGTTCACCGCCACCACGCGGCCGACCCTGGAGGCGGTCGAGGAGATCATCGGGATCGCCTGCGGCGAGGTCGCCGCCGGCTTCGAGGGCCGGCAGCCGTGCAGGCCCGACCTGCAGGAGTCGGCCAGGACCGCCGCGCTCTACCGGGCCTGCCAGCTCGTCTGCGCCTCGTACTTCCCGGAGGCGACGAGAGGCGAGACGAGCGCATTCGAGGCGTTCGCGTCGATGTACGACGGCGCCAGCAGGACCGTGTGGGCGGCCGTCGTGGCCCGCTGCCCGCTCGACCCGGACGACCCCGACGACGACGGGGGCGCGCTGGCGCCTGTCGGCGCCGGCCCGGCCCTCCGGTTCCCCAAGGGGGTGGACTGGTAGATGCGCGTCGAACTGACCATTCTCGGGGAGGACGCGGTCGCCCGCGACCTGATCGGGATCGGCCGGGCCGCCGTCGACCTCACTCCGGTCATGAGCGACGTCGCCGACGTGCTCCGGTCGGCGCTCACCCGCCAGTTCGACAGTGAGGGCCGGTTCGGCTCCGGGGGCTGGGCGCCGCTGGCCCCGTCGACGGTCGCGGCCAAGCAGGCTGCCGGGCTGGACCCGCGGATCCTGCACGCCACCCGGCGGCTGCGCGACTCGCTCACCGAGCCAGGCCACCCCGACCAGATCGCGATCGCTCGCCCGGACGGGCTCGACTTCGGCAGCACCGTCCCGTACGCGGCCTTCCACCAGCACGGCACCTCCCGGATGCCGCGCCGCCGGCCGGTCCAGCTGCCCGAGAGCATGCGCCGCCAGATCCCCCGGATGATCCAGCGGGGGATCATCATCGGCGCCGGGATCCAGTTCGCCCGGGGGTTCCTCTGATGGCCCGGGCGCTGGGACCGCTGCTGACCGAGTGGCCGCTCAAGCAGGAGGCGGCCCGGATCGTCCGCCGGTACACGGGGATCTACAGTGACGAGGTCGCCCGCCAGCAGGCCGCGCTCGGCCATCCGGTCGCCGGCGTCGGGCCGGGGGACCGGGTCAAGCGGGTCCGGTCGGTGCTGGTGCGAGAGGCGACGGTGCGGCTGCCGGAGGAGCAGCAGCCGGCGATCCTCATCTCCGCACCGGGCACCGTCGAGGTCGCATACCAGGACGGCGACGGCGCCTACGCCGCCACCTTCCCGCTGATCGTCGCCTCCTACGTCGTCGCCTCCGACCCGCAGGTCGGCGGCGATCTCGCCGCGGTGCTCGCGCTGGCTGCGACGAAGGCGCTCATCGACGGGCTGCCCGGCCGGCTCGACGGCCGGGTCGGGATGGTGCGCTGGCAGGGCAAGGCCGACAACGAGCTGCCGCCGGACGGGGACCGGTCCCGGCATTCGTCGGTCCACCGGCTCGACGTCGTCCTGCTGGACGTGCTGTCGGACACCACCAGGCTGCCGGACCTGCCGCCCGACGACGAGCTGGTCGACCCCGGCGACCTGCCGGTCGTGGAAGACACCGACGCCACCGCCGAGCCGGTGGAGGAGATCACCAGATGAGCCAGAGCCAGAGGACGGTGCGCGTGAAGTGCGTCGCCGGCCGGGTCGTGGCGCTCGACGGCGGGCGCCCGCTCGCGCACGGCGAGCGCTGCGAGGCGCCGGACACCGACGTGACGCGCGACCAGATCGCGTCCGGGCTGCTGATCGAGCTGCCCGCCGCCAGGAAGAGGACGAGCGAGGAGGGGTAGGGTGCCGCTGCCAGGGATCACAGTTGAGCGGGGCGAGCGCGGCCCTGCGACGCTCGAGCCGGGCGATGTCTCGACGCTGTTTGCGGCGGTGATCACCGCCCGCGGCCCGGTCGGGACGCCGGTCGAGTGCTGGTCGTGGCCGCAGGTGCGCGCCCGCATGGGCGGCCACCAGGGCTACACGACGCTGCGCACCGTCGAGCAGTACTTCCGCCAGTCCGGCGGGGGGCGGGTCGTGCTGTCGCGGCTCGTCGGCCCGGACGCCAGGCACGCGACACTCGCGCTCAACGACGCCAGGGGCGACGCGGTGCTGACGCTCAGGGCGGTAGGCCCGGGCGGCGACTACCACGCGGTCAGGTGCGCGGTGGCGACGACCGGCAACGACTGCACGATCACCCTCACCGACGGCGACACGACCGTCCTCGAGGGCACCTACAGCAGCGATCTGGCGGCGAAGGCGGCGCTCGACGCGACCGGTCTGGTGGTCGCCGAGCCCGGCGCCGGCACCTGGCCGATCGACAGCATGGCCGCGACCGCCCTGTCCGGCGGCGACGACGACCGGGCCAACATCAGGGACCAGCACGTCGTCGACGCGGTCAGCCCGGCGGTGCTGCCCGCCGACTTGGGGCCCGGGACGCTCGCCGCCCCCGGCTACACGACGTTCGCGGTCGCCCAGGGGCTGATCGGGCACGCGCAGGCGACGAACCGGTTCGTCCGCTTCGCCGCCCCCGACACCGCCAGCGCCGGCACGATCATCACGCTGGCCAGCCAGATCCGGGCGCTCGGCAGGGGCGCCGGCTGGATCCAGCTGCTGGCCGGCTGGCCGCAGATCGACGTCGGCGGCGTGACCGTCGCCGTCTCCCCCGAGGGCGTCGTCGCCGGCCGGGAGGCGCTGACGGACCGCAGCAGCGGACCGGGCCCCGGCCAGCCGGCGGCGCACAGCTTCGGCGCCTTCGACCTGTCGATCATCGGCGTCAGCCAGACCTACTCGCCGGCGGACCGGGAAGCGCTCAACGACGCCGGCGTGAGCGTGATCGTCAACGACCGCGGCGAGATCTTCCCCGAGGACGCGATCACCGCCGCCGACCCGCACGTGTGGCCGCAGTACAGCGAGGTGGCGGGGATGCGGGTCGCGATGGCGATCGAGGCCCAGGCCAGGGAGGCGATGCGCCCCTACCGGTCGCGGAACATGGACGCCCACGGCCACCTCGCCGCCGAGGTCACCAAGGACCTCGTCGCGATCTGCGCCGACTGGCACAGGCGCGACGCGCTGTACGGCGCCGACGAGACCGAGGCGTTCGCGGTCGAGGTTGAGACGATCCCCGATAGGCGCAGGCTGGTCGGCCACATCGCGATCCGCAACACGACCAGCGTCCAGCGCATCCACCTGACGCTCGAGCAGGTCGCCACCGGCGACACGATCTGAGGAGGCGACGTTGGCACTCGTCCACCAGAACCACTGGGCCGTCACCCTCACGGTCGACGGCGCGCCGGTCCCCGGCGTCTTCGACAGCTTCGAAGGCGGCAGGGTCGCCGGCGAAGCGACCCAGTACAGGCCGGGCGGCATGGCGGAGGCCGAGACCTCGGTCTCTCCGCCGGTCGTCGAGGAGATCACCATCAGCCGCGGCTACCGGGCTGAGCGGGACGCGGTCATTGAGAAGTGGCTGAGCAACCGGATCGGCGCCGCGTGCGTCGTCGGCAAGCAGGCGCTCAACCCGGACAGGTCCGCGGTCCCCGGCGGCCTGACCACCTACCGCGGCCGGATCGTCTCCATCGACACCCCGTCCCACGACTCGAACGGCACCGAGGTGACGAGGCTCGCGGTCACCATCGGCGTCGACGGGTTGCCGTCATGAGCCTGTCGCCGCTGGAGAGGCTGCGGACCGCCTACGAGGCGCGCCAGCAGTCGCGCACCACGGACATCGACCTGTGGGAGGACGGCACGCTCGTCGCCCGCATCGGCATGGTCGACACCACGGGCGCCCGGGACGCGATGCGGACGCTGATGCGGCTGATGAGCGACGACGCCGGCGACCTCACCGAGGACGACCTTGCCGGCGTGATCGCCGCCGCGACCAAGGGCCTGTACGCCCGCGACGCGGACGGGACGCTCGAGCAGCTGACCACCGATGCGGGGCTGCCGCTGATGTTCGACGGGCCGGTGTTCGGTGAGGCGATCGGCCGGCCGGAGATCACGACCCCGGCCGGGGCGGTGCTGGCCGCGTTCACCGAGGGCGACCCGCCGCAGGTCAACGCGCTGCGGCTGCTGACCGTCGCGACCGCGATCGCCGGCTGGCTGGTCGGCGGCGACGACGCGGAGGACAGCGTCACGGGGCGCTGAGCCCGGGCGAGATCGAGGATGCGGCGCTGGCGTTCGCTTACGGCATGGACGGCCTCGGGCGGGCACTGCTCGCCGGGGATCCGGCGTGGCGTGCGCTCGCCAGGGACGTGCTCGCCCGGGCGGTCGAGCTTGCCGACGAGCGCGACGTCCGGCGCGCCCGCATGCTGCTGGGGGGGTGAGTGACGGTGGCCGCCGAGGACGTGATGATCAGGCTCCGGGTCCAGGGGGCGGCGGCCGCCAAGCGCGACCTGGACACGACCGCCAAGTCGGTCAGGACCTTCGGCGACTCGATGGGCCGGCTGCGCGACGAGAGAGGCCGGCTCGTCGCCGAAGGCGGCCGGATCACCGGCCGGCTGCGCGGGCTGGCGCGCGCGCTCCCGGGCGGGGCGGCCGGGATGCGGATGCTCGCCTCGGCCGCGGACTCCGCCCGCAGCGCGGTCACCGGCGCCAAGGTCGCGATCACCGCCGCCACCGTCGCCGCGGGCGCCCTGGGCGTCTCCGGGATCAAGGCCGGGCTGCAGTTCAACGCCGCGTTCGAATCCGCCGAGGTGTCGTTCTCCACCCTGCTCGGGTCGGCCGAGAGGGCCAGGCGGTTCATGAGGGACCTCCAGCAGGTGTCGGACTCCACGACGCTCCGCTTCACCGAGGCCATGGACGCCTCGGTGAGGCTGCTCGGCATGGGGTTCGGCCCGAGGGAGGCGATCCGCACCCTGAGGGCGCTGAACATGGCGATGATCGGCGGCGGCCGCACCGTCGACGAGTTCAACCGCGCCTCGCTGGCGCTTGGCCAGATCATGGCCAAGAACAAGGTGTCGCAGGAGGAGCTGCTGCAGCTCACCGAGGCCGGCTTCCCGGTCTACGACATCCTGCGCAGGAAGCTCGGGCTGACCAGGGACGAGCTGGCGGACATCGCCAGGTCGGGGATCGGCGCCAGGCGGGCGATCCGGGCGATCGCCGAGGGCTGGGAGGAGAAGTTCGGCACCGCCGCCAGGAGGGCGGAGAGGACCTGGCGGGTGCAGACGATGCTGCTGACCAAGGACTGGGAGAAGTTCCAGCGGGTCGTGACCGCCCCGCTGTTTCGGCGGCTCAGCAGGGATGTGCTGCCGTGGCTCCGGCGGGGGCTGAGGTTCGGGATCGCCGGCATGGACAGAGGCGGCCTGGCCGGCATGTTCGCCGGCCTCGACAGGGGCTTCAAGGCCGGCGGCCGGATCGTCGCCGCCTACACGGCGGTCGCGTCGGCGGTGAGAGACACCGCCGCGACCGTCAGGGACTGGCTGATCCCCGCGGCGAAGGCGTCGATCAAGTGGCTGGCCGCGCTGCCGAAGGAGGCCAAGCTCGCGTTCGCCGGGGTCGCGGCCGCGGCCGCCTTGGCGTTCGGCGGCCCGCTCGCCTGGCTCGCCGCGCTCGGGGCTGCGGTCGTGCTTGTGCACAAGCACTGGAGAACGATCCGCCGCGCCGGCCAGGCCGCCGCCAGATGGGTGCAGGGGGCGTGGAGGGACACGCTCGCCTGGCTCAGCGACAGGTTCGGGATCACCGTCGACGACGTCAAGCAGGCGTGGCAGGCCGTCCAGAACGTCGCCAAGGCGACGGCGCTCGTGGCCCGCGAGGTGTGGGAGCGCTACCTGTTCACGGCCCTCAAACGCGGCTTCGACGGACTCAAGCAGGTCGTCCGTGGGGCGATGACGTTCATCGGCGGGCTGGTCAAGCTCGTCACTGGCGTGCTCACCGGCGACTTCGGCAAGGCCTGGAGCGGCGTCAAGCAGATGGCCCGAGGCGCCATCGACTTCATGATCGGCGCGTTCAAGATGCTCACCGCCCCGATCCGCTCCGCCATGGACGCGGTAGTTGGCGTCGTCAAGGACGCTTTCGGCGCCGTGATCCGCTTCATCGAAGCACGGATCAACAACGTCATCGACTTGATCAACGCGATGATCAAGGCGTACAACAAGCTGCCCGGCCCCGACATCGGCCTGATCGACTACATCGGCGCCAAGGGCGAGCGGCAGCAGCGCCAGCGCTTCGAGGCCGGCAAGTCGCACATCAGCCAGTACCGGATGCCCAGGCTCCGTCGCGGCACGAGCCCGTTCGCGCCGCTGCCTGTCCTCCCCGGCCCCGCGCTCGCCGGCGCCTCCTCGAGCCGCACGCTCAACCTGAACGTCGGAGTCAACCTCGACGGCCGCCAAGTCGGCCGCGGAGTCGTCCGCCACATCGAGGACGACGAGCAGTGGAGGTGACCGCGAGGTGCCGCAGCCGCGCAGGATGAGGGCCAGCACCAGGCGCGACCGCGCCAACGAGATCGCGCGCCGCCGCCGCGCCGCCGAGAGAGCCGCCCAGCGGGCCGCCCGCGAGGCGGCCGACTGGCGCAAGCGCCGCCGCCAAGCGATCCCCGCCCCCGACGAGGTCGTGCTCATCGCCGACGAGATCAGGCAGCTGCTGGTCGCCCGGCTCGGCGACGGCTACCCCTCCCGCGACAGCGGCACCGGCGGCGGCTGGGTCGACATCGAACGCCCCGGCCGCGTCTCCGCCACCCACTTCGTCGGCACCACCTCGCTGACGATGCGGCTGCCGCTGATCATCGGCCAGTGGCCCGACGGCTGGGGGTGCGAGCGCGAGCTGAGGATCCTGGACCTGATGGCCCGCCAGCCAGTCGGCGCCGCCCGGGACGAGCGGCCGCCGCTGCTGAGGCTGCGCGGCGGCGTCCCTCACGGCGGCCGCTCCTGGTTCGTCGACGGGCCGCTGGAGTGGGAGGAGGTGATCGTCGACCGGGTCAGCGGCGACCGGGTCCGGGCGAGGGTGATCGTCCCGCTGAAGCGGCACGTCGGCGTCGACCTCGTCGAGATCCCAGACCGCAGACGGTCCGACGGCGGCGCCGCCCGCACACACAGGATCCGCAGAGGGGAGACGCTGGCCAAGATCCTGCAGGACGAGCTGGGGCCGCTCAACCCCAGGCAGCTCGCCCAGGCCCGCCGGGCGACGCTGAGGCTCAACCCGTGGCTGCGCGACCCGAGAGCCATCGGCCGCCACGTCGGCAGGCGGCTGAAGCTCCCGAGGAGGCCGAAGTGAGCGACCGGCGGGCGCTGGACGGCGAGATCACGCTCGCCGGCAGGAGGGTCGACGTGATCATCGGCCCCGGGCTGCGCGAGCTGCGCGAAGAGCTGACGATCGACGGGTCGTCGATCGTCCGGCTGACCGTGTTCGACCCCGACCGGAAGCTGGCCCGGTCGAGGCTGCTCGACGTCGATGGCAAGGGCCGGCTCGAGCGGGACGTCAAGCTCGTGGTCGACAGGGTCGTCTACCTGCTCGCCCACGTCGCCAAGAACGGCGACGACCTCGAGCTCACCTTCGAGGACCAGACCGTGGCGCGCATGCGCACGGCCAGGAGGCGGATGCGCGTCAACCCGCAGACGCTGGGGGTGCGCGGGTTCATCGCCCGGCTGTGCCGGCTGGCGGGGGTGCCGGAGCCGATCACTAACGACCCGGGGCCGCTCGAGCGGGCCGCCCGGGCGAGAGCCGGGATCGGCAAGACGATCCTGAGGGTCAGGCAGGCGCGCGACGAGGCCGACGAGCGCCGCCGGCCTGGCCTGCCCAGACGGCCGCCCAGGTCGGCGAACTTGACGGTCAAGGGGCAGCCGATCACCCCGTCTCAGCTGGAGATCGCCGACCGGCTGCTGGCGGTCGCCGAGCAGATGGGGGCGGGGCCGAAGGCGACGATCGCGCTGATCGAGGCGGCGATCGTCGAGAGCGAGCTGAGCAACCCGGCCACCCCGTCCGCCGACGGGTACGGGTCCTACGGGGTGCTGCAGGCGCGGGTCGGCGTGTCGAGGGGGGCGAGAGGGACGATCAGGACGATCGCCGAGGCCCGCGACATCGAGTACATGGCCGAGAGCTTCTTGGTCGACAAGCCCGGCTACGGGTTCGCGAGCAAGGGCGGCGCCATGTGGCTCGAGAGGAGACACCCGAGCTGGACGCCCGGCCAGATCGCCCAGCGCGTCGAGATGAGCGCCTACCCGGACCGGTACGACCGGTACGAGGCCGAGGCGCGGCGGATCATCGAGCTGCGCTCCGGCGTCGCCGGCCTCACCAGCGGCCTGTCCGCCACCTACACCACCGTCCGGGAGGCGACGCTCGTCGTCGAGCGCGGCGAGACGCTGTGGGACGCCGCCCGCCGCACCGCCGAAGCGTACGGGATGCGGTTCTTCGTCGTCGCCAACCAGCCGTACTTCATCGCCGACGAGGCGCTGATGAGGTCGCGGCCGCGCGCCACCCTCTCCGAGGACAGCCCCGGCATCGACTGGATCGACTGGGAGTGGGCGCCGCGCAAGGTCGTCCGCATCACCCGGCTCCAGTGCCGGGCGGCGATGTGGCAGCTGCCGGTCGGGGTCGTCGTGCTGCTCGACGACGACTGCGGCCCGGCGAGGGGCCGCTGGCTCGTCAAGAGCTTCGAGCGGTCACGGTTCTCCCCGCAGGCGACCGTCGAGCTGTGCCGCGGCCTGCTGCGGCCGAGGGTGCCGACCGAGAGGGAGACCGTCGACGCCGACCTGCCGGACATCCCGGACGTGCTCGGTGGCAAGGGCAGCGGCAGGATCCGCTCCCCGTTCGGTGGCCGGTTCCCGGTCACCAGCGGCTACGGCTGGCGGAGCGGGCCGCCGGCCAGGTTCCACCGGGGGATCGACGTCGCCATGCCGGTCGGCACCCCGTTCTTCGCCGCGTTCGACGGGACGATCACGATGGCCACCACGTCCGGGTTCGGCAGGGAGGGCGGGATGATCCACTTGCGCGCGGACCGGGACGTCCCCGGCACGAGCATCCGGGCCGGCGACAAGATCGGCTACGGCCACGCCGGCAGCGTCCGCGTCGGCGTCGGCGCCAAGGTCAAGGCCGGCCAGCGGATCGGCGCCTCCGGCTACCCGTCCGCGCCGCACTGCCACTTCGTTCTGCTGCGCCACGACGGCGGCGGTAACGGCGTCGACGGCAACGCCGACCCGACCCAGGTCTGCCGGCAGCTCGGAGGGATCGCGTGACCGTCTCAGCCGCCCATGTCATCGATGCGCCAGGCGCCGTCCTCGAACACCAGCCTGACCTGCTCGTCGGTGGCCGGGTCACGGCCGGTCGCCTCATCGCCATGCACCGCCACCCCGACGAGGTCGAACTCCCGCTCGCCCACATCGCCCGCGAGCGTCTTGAGGTAGTCGGCGCAGGAACCGCCACCCAGCCGCTCCATCAGCTCCCGGGACCGGCCGCTGTAGTGGTCGCAGAGCACATCCCACCTGCCCCAGTTGAACGCTTCCCCGGCCTGCCGGTAGGCGGCGACGACATCGGCGGCAGAGCGGCCCTGCTCGCCGCCAGCGCCGCACCCGGCGGCCAGGAGCGCGACCACCAGTGCGGCGGCGGTGGAGGACTTGATCGTGCTGGTCATGCGCGCAGGGTACGCCGCTGCGCCAGGCTCGTGGGGAGGGTCGGATGAGCCCGCTGCAGCCCCGGGCCCGCCGGGTCGATCGGCTCGACCCGCTGCCCGACCTCGTCATGGGGAGGATCGCCAGCGACGATCCGGCCGCGTTGACGATCGTGATCGACGCCTTCGACGGCGGCGAGCCGGCCCGGGAGGAGTGGCCGGCCGTGTTCTCGCCCCGCGGCCACCTGACGCCCAGGCGCGGCGACCGCTGCGCTGCGGTCCGTGTCCGCGGCCTGGACGACACGCTGTGGGTCGTCGTCTGGTGGGACGGCCCGATCCCCGACCCGCCCGAGGAGGAGGCGTAGACGTGGAGCATCCGGCGCTGCCGTTCCGATACGAACGAGGGCGTCTCGTCACCGTGCCGCAGGACTCGCCCGAGGACGTGGCCCAGTGCGTCGAGGCGGCCGCCCGCACGCGGCTCGGCGAACTCGTCGACGCGCCTGACCTTGGCGTGCCCGACCACCTCATGATCGGCGGCGGCGCCAAGGCGATCGACCTCGAGGAGCTGCGCGCCCACCTGGTGCACAGCGAGCCGCGCGCCGAGGCGATCGTCGACCTCATCGAGGACCTGCGGGACGTGCGGTCCGCGCACATCCGCGTGCTGATCGAGCAGGGGGACTGAAGTGGCTGAGCCGATCTACCCAGCGATCGAGACCGACCCGGAAGAGCTGGTCGAGATCGCCTACGACTACCTGCGCGCCCAGATCCCCGGGTGGGAGCCGGCGCCGATGGCGCTGGACGCGCGCATGCTCCAGTCGGCGGCGCGGATCATCGCCGAAGGCCGGGACACCGCCGCCGACGTGCTGCCGACGATCCTGCGCTGGTTCGGCCAGTCGATCATCCGGCTGGCCCCGCTGGAGGCGGCGGCGGCCACCGTCGACGCGACCGTCACCGTCCGCGACGACGCCGGCTACACGCTCCCGGCCGGGCTGGAGGTGTTCGTACGCACCAGCGGCGACGACGGCCACACGTTCGAGGTCGCCGCGCCGGTGACGATCCCGCCCGGCCAGACCCAGACCGCCAGGGGTGAGGTGCAGCTGCGCGCGGTCGAGCCCGGCGCCCAGGCGAACGGGCTGAACGCGGGCAACGAGGTCGAGCCGATCCGGCCGTTGGAGTGGATCGACAAGATCGAGCTCGCCGGCACCAGCTCCGGCGGGGTGGACGCCGAAAGCGACGAGGCGTACGTCGCCCGGCTGGTGGACGAGCTGGCGCTCGCCACGCCGGCCCCGATCCTGCCCGGCGACTTCGAAGTGCTCGCCCGCCGCGTCCCGGCCGTGCATCGGGCGCTCGCGCTGAACCTCTACGACCCCGACACCGGCAGCTGGGACAACGAGCGCACGGTCACGGTCGCGGTCGTCGACGCCAACGGCGCCGCGCTGTCGTCCGGCGTCAAGAGCGACGTCAGGGCGCTGCTGGAGAGCATGCGCGAGGTCAACTGGAGGGTGCACGTCATCGACCCCACCTACACCGAGGTCGAGGTCGAGTTCGACGCGGTCGCCCTGCCAGGCGAAGACCCGGAGACGGTGAGGGAGGCGGCGATCGCCGCCGTGGCCGCCTACCTGGCGCCGGGTAGCTGGGGGAGCCTGCCGACCGGCGACCAGACGGCGTGGCGGAACGTCGACACGGTCCGGTATCTGGAGGTGGCGCAGGCGATCAACGAGGCGCCGGGCGTCGACTACATCGCCGCGCTGAGAATCGGGCTGGAGGGCAGGACGCTCGGCACTTCGGACGTGAGACTGGACGGCCCGGCGGCGCTGCCGAGGCCAGGGACGATCACCGGCACAGTGAGGGAGGGCTGACACGATGGCGCTGTACAGCGTGAGGACCGGGGAGCCGGTCGAGTACGACGACGGGACTGGCAGGCGGCTGCCGCTGACCCGTGAGGTGCTGGCCGCCGACGTGCTCGAGCAGGTCGGCGGAGCCGCGGCGGTGAGGGGGCCGCCGGGCCCGAAGGGGGATCCGGGGCCGCAGGGACCGCCGGGCAGGGATGCGGACACCAGCGGCAGCGGCGAGGGGTCGGTGCAGCTGGGGCCGGATGCGGATGCGGCGGCGACGGCGGCGGTCGCGATCGGGGACCGCGCCAGAGCGGCCGGCGCGAGCACCGTCGCGATCGGCGCGCAGGCGGAGGCCGATGCCGCGTACCCGGTTGCGGTCAGCGCCGGCGGCGTCCAGCTGCGGGTTGCGATGCCGGGGGTCGTCGAGATCAGCAGCGACGGTGGCAGGACGTGGGACGCGCTGGTGAGCGCGTCGGCTCCTGGTAGCCCGACCAACCCCCACACCGACCCTGACGCGGTGCGCAACGACGCGCTGCCGGTCAACTGGTGGGTGACGTCGACGAGGCCGGCGCTGCTGGACGCCGGTGACATCTGGCTGGAGCCGGTGGCATGACACCCCCAGCCGTCGCTAGGTGGGTCGAGGCGACTCCGGTCGACCCGGGCACGAGCGTCAGCCTCGCTGCCCCCAGCGGACGCCGGTCGGGCGATCTGCTGCTCGCCCACCTGTACGTCTACTCACTGACGGCAGACCCGACCCCGATCGAAGGATGGGAGCTGGTCGCCACCGGAGGCGTGTTCGCATTCCAGATCTGGACGTTCATGCGGGTCGCAGAGGGCACCTCGGCGGACACCTTCTCGGCGGCCTGGAGCGAGACGACGTACGGATCCGACCCGGGTGTGGCCGCCGATGGGCGCCCGCTTCTGGTTGCAGATGACCGAGGAGGAGATCG